TCTATAATATTCAAGTTCTTCCCAAATTAAAAACTGTTCTTCAGTTGAATAAAAATCATCAACAATCATATAAGGAAATACTTTATTTTCTGTACATAATATAAACTTCATAATATTTATAATTTATGGTGATAATTCAAGAACCTCTCCTGTTGCGTCTGTCGTTCCACCAGTAATAGTTTCACCAACAATAAAAGCTCCTGTTGGACTAGATAATCTTAATATTCGTCTTGGTGTAATCCAACTTAAATTTCCTACTCCAGTTCCCGAAGGAGCTGAACCAGTACCACCTGCACCTACTTGAACTGCATAACTACCAGCTACTATTGTTGTACCAGTAGTTTCCAACATTCCTCCAGCTCCACCTCCACCACTAAACCAACCACCTTCAACATTAGCCGGACCGTGCCAACCTGCTCCTCCTCCGCCAGATAAAATAAGAGAATCAATAGTACCACTTCCAGTTACAACAAGAGTTCCTGTAGATAAAAAAGTGTGTGATTGAATATTTACAGCACCAGCTGTATAAGTAGATGTAGTACCACCTGAAAGACTAAACCCAGATTGACTTGTATCATATCTTATAACTACAATACCAGAACCTCCATTAGCTACACCTCCACCAACTCCACCACCACCACCACTATTTACACTACCCGGACCATTAGTACCACCTCCACCTGTTCCACCACCTGAGCTACTCGGACCTTGATTTCCTCCTGCACTTCCACCACCACCTCCAAATATATGCGTCCCTATAGTAGTTCCACTAGTATTTCCATCTCTATAAAAATTACTTCTTCCAGCTCCACCAGGTCCGCCACTATTACCACCTCCTCCTCCACCTGCAGCACCAGCTCCACCACCACCACCGCCTGCACCTGAAAAAGCATTTCTATCACCACCAGGCCCACCATTATGACCTTGACCAGCAACTGACGAACTAGCACCAGTTGCACCCCAGTTATTTGAACCACCACCCCCACCTGATCCACCACCCCAACCAGTTGAACCAGGAGTATTGCCTTGACCACCACCTACACAAGTCGCAAGCTCTGATGTTCCTTCAGAAGTAACACCAACCACAGTTGCTGTAAATCCATTTGCACTTCCTGTAACAGTTTCACCTTGTTGATAATCTGGTAACTGAGTAAGAGTTGTTTCTATCGCTTGAGATGAACCAGGCTGTCCACGATAAGGAAACTGTACTATAGCTGGTGTCGCAGTTGGATCTGGAATATTACCTTGCCAAAAAATATTAAAAGTCATCCTTAAACCCGCCAATATGGATTTAGAACGACTTATAAATCCTGGTGATAAATGTGTCATTTATACTTTTCCATTTAAAGTAAAACGAAGACCTTTTCCGACAGTCGAAGAACCAATCTGTATAACCTTTAATGTTATTCTATCTCCTGATGAAAAACTAGTTACATTCAATGTTCCAGACGACATAGTATTAGAATTTAAAAATTGTGGTCTAGAAGAATAAATCGTAGTACCATTTTTTAAAACATCAACTATTAATGCAGTTCCAGATGGTGCATTATCAATATATCCTGCTTCACCAATAAATTGTCCTGACCTAGACATAACCATCTCACCATAAATGCCATCAAGAGTTAAATCTTCTGGTAACATATCTGAATCAAAACCTGCAGCAAAAGATGTATCATAATGAATACCAGTAATATTACTTCCATCAATTGCTGGTAAAGCACCAGAAAGTTTACTGGCCGACATACCAGCAATTTTGTCATCGGTTACTGCTAAATTTTGAATTTTTATTGTACTAATACAATCAGTACCAAGCTTTTGTAATGTTACACTAGAATCTTGAATTTTTATTGTACTAATAGAATTAACAGCTAATTTAGCTTCAGTAATAGCATTATCAATAATCTCTGTCGTTCTAACAACATTAGCATTTAATTGAATATTTGAAATTGTACCAGAAACATCACCACCAACTGCAAAAGTACCAACCTCTGCTTTATTAGTAAACGTAAGTGATCCCGACCCATTAGTAGTAAGTACTTGACCAACCAGGCCATCAGCAACATTTAATTCTCCTATACCTACAACATTACTATTTAATTGAATATTACTTACCGAACCATGAACATCTCCACCAACCGGTTCATTAGAAACATTAACTACAATTGTTTGAAAGTAAAGTCCTCCAGCACCATCTGTAGATAATGATTGAGCAGCAGTACCATCATTAACATTTAATTGTGTAATACCGACCCCACCAAAAGTTGTAGGGTTACCACTAACATTAGACATATCCTGCCTTGCAAGTGGAAATCCTTTTGGTGTTGTTCCATCATGTACTCTTATAGTGTCTAATGTAGTATCAACGGTTATCTCACCAATAGCACCAATAAAGTTATCATGGTCTGCAGTTGATCCTCTACGTCTTTGGACTAGTTTTGCCATATTATTTTCCTATTTTACCCTGTGAAGTAAATTCTATTGCCTTAACCCCATTTAACTTTTGAATCGTTTCTAACGGTCCTAAAACATTAATAATTTCTGCCTGTGAAGAACTTTCTGTTAATGCTCTTGCACGATTTTCTAATGTTTTCATTAATGAATCTTTTTGATGTTCATCAACATTCTTTGTATTAAAAGAACCATCATCAAGTTCTTTTTTAATCTTTGACCAAAGTTTAACTTCTCTCATTCTATCAAAAGCTTGTACTTTTGTGTTCATCTTTGCAACTTCCATTTCCTCAATATCAATTTCTAATTCTTCTTTCTTGAAACCAGTTGTTGTTAATAATTCTGCTTTTGCTTTTCTATACTTAACATCTAATCTTCTATAACTAAATCCTAATTGTATAAGACCATCTACCATTACACCTTGTTCTCGAACCGATTGCCAATACTTTGCTGCTAGTGTTGGGTGTTTACCATCTTGTAAAACTGACACTCTCATTTCAGTTTCAGTCCTATGAATTTGACGCTTATTCATAGTATCACTTATTTCTTCACCAATACTTTCTAAATATGACTTATCATCATCTGTTAATAAATCATCTATACATATTAAACTCAATTCATTACTCATAAAAAAATCCTCAATTATAATGTTATTGGTTCTGGTTCAACTGTTTTATGTTTTCCTTCTGAGTCTTGTATCCAAATATTTCTATTGACATTATTTATATGTTCTTCGGCTATTTCTTTTGTTAAAATTGTACCGTTAACTCTTGTTACCCATGCTTGACTGGCTGCATTATCTTCAACATCCCAAATATCAAGACTAATCGCAATAATATCAAAATCATTACGATCATCAAATGTAATGAATCCCTTTCCTGTATTTTTTACTTGAACATACATTATTTTCTCTCCAATATTTCTTTCTTATATTTATACTAATTGTGGTCCAGTTGCCCAAAAAACTATTGAGTATCTAATCCCTTCAGTAACTTTTGTAACTCTATGCCATTCCTCTGATCTCATCACTATAAAACTACCCTGTTCCATAATTGGTAATTTTTCTGGCTCTAAATCTCCACCCCATAATTGCAACTCACCACCTTTGTAATCTTCTGGCTTAGACAACTGAAGTATAGCCGACAACTTCCTTGGTGTAGGTGAATCATCATACAAAGTATCTATATGCCAGTCAAAATAATCACCAACATCATATCGTGTCAACTGTGGTTTTTCATACCCTGTTAAACTATATCCCAAATGTTTAGAGTTTATCTCTAACATATACGACCATATTGCTCTTGTAAAAAAACTATTGCGCTCAAGCCATTTTACCTTTGATCTTCTGAGATTATCATACTTTTCTTTATTACCAGCTGGATCATATCCAACAACATGAGAATCACGCCATTCTGTATCCTCATATATCTTTATTAAAGTATCACAATTTTCTTTACTAATTGCATCTTCTACAGTAAAATATCTGTGTCTTGCCAAACATCACCTCACTCAGGCACTAGTATCTCTGCCCATTTTAAATTTTCTTCATCCCAATAATAAAACAACTTTCTTGAAACAATATCTTCCGGTTGTGGACTGGGAGCTTCCCATGTACAACTATCTTCTTTTAATATCCAACTTGGATAAGGTTGTGGTGCTATAAAAGCATCTCTATCTTTATCATATGTAAAACCAGCTCCAGCGTAATTTTTTCTCAATGGTACTCCACCTAATTGATGTTGACCCTTAACCGTATTATATGAAGTTTGAATCCATTTAGACGGATCACCCATCGTTCCACTTCTAATAAATTCTTCATTTGCAACGATTACTCGTTGAACGATATTATCGTTATCTATTTCTGCGTAATGAGCCATATGTTTATGAAGTGTAAGAGATGACAACTATTCCAGAACCACCAGGTGAACCAGCACCTGCGCTTCCTCCGCCACCACCACCAGTATTAGGATCACCTGGCTGTGTTAATTGATAATCTGGATCAGCTCTTCCAGATCCTTTACCACCCCCGCCAGCTCCTCCTGCTCCACTGCCTCCGGGTGACATGCCACCTATATTACCACCACCTCCGCCTCCTCCACGGAATGTAGCAGGGTCTGAGTTAATCAGAGATGATAATCCATCTCCTCCTGCTCCACCACTATTTCCACTATTATTAGCACCATTCGTAGATGCTCCACCACCGCCACCAGACGCTTCATAATTCCAAGGAACATGATAGCCGCTTCCTCCTGGTTGACCTTGATTGGTTGTTCCTGCTCCTCCTGGTGATCCGCCTTGTGGAGGTCCGGGATGTCCGCCGCCTCCGCCTGATCCACCAGGTCCGCCTACCATATTTCCATTTCTAGAACCACCTCGCCCTCCACCAATAGAAACAGTAGTGTCGAAAGAAGAATTAAAACCTACAGTATTACCTCCTGGACCGGCCACAGCAGTACCAGGACCTCCTCCCCCTACAGTAACGGTATAAGTCCCTTGTGTAACTGCAAAACTAGTTTCTATACCCGAAGTGTTTTGACCAGATTGTTCATTGTTCCATGAATTTCGATAACCACCTGCTCCACCACCGGCGTGATCTCCTCCTCCACCACCAGCAACTATAAGAAAATCTACAGTCGCACCAGCAATTACACTAAGATTATTTATTACAAGCTCTCCACTTTCTAAAAAAGTATGTATGGTACGATTACCATCTGTAGTTATATCACCACCTTCTACTGCTAAAGTACCACCAGAGAATTGTAATTGATCTATTACATCTGCAGTATATGGAACAGGATTGGAAGACCATTCTTCACAATAACCAGGAAGTTCAACATTACCTTGACCATGTGACAGAGTATTAAAACCATCCCCAGTAAAAGAACCACTTCCAGAATATCCACCGCCAGAATCTCTATAAAAATCTCTTGCTATTACTGGAGAAGAAGCCCAAGATGAGGCTACAATTGTCCACGTTGTCCCATCATAGTGTTCTGTTTGAGTATTTCCTAATGGGACCACTCCTGATCCACCTGTCACAAATGCATCTGTTTGAGTACCTATGTTCCAAGTGTTCCCTCTTGCAATATTCATGTTACCACCAGTTGCCCAATTTGTTCCATCATAATGTTCAGATGAATTTACAGCAACCCATCCTGAGGGAGCAGGGCCAAACATACCACCAACTGCTAATCCTGATGTTTGAGTACCTGTTGAACCACAACCAGAGCCTCCATATAAGCCACTTCCTCTCGACATATCATTTCCAGTTGTCCACGTTGATCCATCATATTCATAAACTGCTGCTACTTGTGCATAGTAATTACCTACCCCTGTTCCTGTGTTTCCACCTGCAACTGCTCCTGCCGTTTGTGTACCAAAACTAAACATTGGCCATATACCATGTCCATTAGGCCCTAAACCTGTTGTTCCAGTCCACGTTGTCCCATCATACTCTTGACACGTTGGTGAAGTATATCCAGGAGCACTAACACCACCAACCTGTAAAGCTGCTGTTTGTGAACCAATACCACCAGAACTTTCCCATACCTTACTTGGCATAATGCCAGCAATTGTCCAAGCTGTTCCATCATATTCATCTGAATGAACTGAACCACCATCCGATACAAAAGTATAAGATTGTCTACCACCAAAGGCCAAACCGGCGAGTAGAGTTCCACACCCTGATCCACCATCACCAGATTTATGAGCTTGTGGAGTTGTTCCACCAACAGACCAAGCAGCACCAGATACATTAGCAGTACCTACCTTAATTCTAAAATACTTATCAGAATAATTATACCAACAATCACCAACTTCAACTGAACCTGTGGCAGGATCTGTTTGTCTGACTATAGTTGTTGCTCTTCCTGGTATATCTTGTATAGCCATTTAAGAACCACTATTATATTGTGTAAATACAGTTCCACATTTATGAACTACGTCTGCTGTATATGGAACAGCAGCAGAAGTCCATTCTTCAGTATATCCTGATACTTCAACACCGCTATAACCATCACCCATAATACAAAAACCATCACCACTATATGCACCAGTTCCAGCATACCCAGCACCTGCTGCTCTACTCCATGCAGCATTTCCGTTCGGATTTGGATTTAACCATGCTGTCGCAATCTCTGTCCAAGATGTCCCATCATAGGACTCTGTCGTTGTAACACCAGTAACAGATGTTGTACCACCTGATGCATAAGCATTAGTTTGAATACCACTATTCCAAGCTGAAGCTCTTGTAGTACTCATTGTTCCTCCCGCAGCCCAATTTGTGCCATCATATTCTTCCGTTGTATCTCTAGAAGTCATAGATCCATGAGTACCAAAGCTTCCACCAACTGCTAATCCTGCTGTTTGAGAGCCTGTTGAACCAGAACGACTTCCTCCAGCAACACTCGTACCCGTTATCATATTATTTACTGTTGTCCACGTTGACCCATCATATTCAAAAGTTCCTGCTGTATATGAAAAAGCATTACCTACACCTGTTCCTGTATTTCCACCAGCAACATATCCTGCCGTTTGTGTACCACCACTAAACGATGGCCATATACCATGACCCGCAGGACTTAATCCTGATGCACTTGTCCATGTTGTCCCATCATACTCTTGAACAATAGAAGTAGCATATCCAGGTGCATCTCTACCACCAATTTGTAAACCTGCTGTTTGTGAACCAAGACCTGCTGGTAAATCATACAATCTACCTGGCATAGTATTTCCGGCTGTCCAACTTGTACCATTATATTCTTCCGAATATTGTGAACCACCATCCGATACAAATCCATATTCTTTTCGACCACCAAATGCAACACCAGCAAGTAGAGTCCCGAAACCTGCAGCACCATCACCAGAATCTAGAGCCTCTACAGTTCTTCCACCAGTAGACCAAGCAGCACCAGAAACTACAGTTGTACCTATTTTAAATTTAAATTCTTTATCTCCAATATTATACCAACAGTCACCCGCAGCAATAGATCCAGTAGCAGGATCATCCGCCAAAGTAAAATTTGTTGCTCGTCCAGGTATTTTTTGAATGGTCATTTAATTGTCTTTTCTAAATGTTCAATTCTTTTTTTTAGTTCTGTTATTTCAATATCTCTCATATCTTGCCAATAAGGTGATCGACTCCATTTACCATCATAGATATACTTATGTCCAATCCAATCTACTGGAGGATCTACTATATCTTCAACCAATTCACTATCAGTGGAATTCATATCACCAATAGCAAAATCTGGTGTATTTATTTGGTTCTCCTCAAATGTTATTTCTGTATCATCAGGAAAAATATATACTGACACTTGTGAATTTTTATCAATAATTGTTTTCATACGTTATCCTTTAATTAAAAGTCCCGTTGGGCTCATTGCTTTACCTCCCAATACAGATGGTGTTGCAGCAATTGCACCCAACGATCCATCTAACTGAATATAATAATCAGTTCCTGTAGTTAGATTTGTATGATTATATTCAACACCCGACACAATAATATTTGCTGCAGCTCCATCAGCATACAGATCATCAGAAAATCCTAGAAAAGAATCTGCATTTAAATTTGAATGAACAGAAAGATTACTACCAACTGGCCCATACATTGCATAAGGTCTTCCACCTGTAGAATTGCCAATTCCAGAACCCTGAGCAGTGCTACCATCAGTTACAGCGAAAATATAGTTTGATGTATCTAATGGATCATATGCAAGTTGAGGAGTCGGTACATCTCCTCCTCCACTACCACCTACTGTAGTATTATAGTATTCAATATCACTATTAAAAGTCATTATATTTCCAGATAAACTACCTGTCCATATTGCCTTAAAAGAACTGGTGTCGTCATATTTATATCCAAGTGCTGTAAAGTTACCATTGTTACTTGGATGCCATATTATCCCAGTCATTGTATAATCAATATTTGTCCATTTTTGTTCTGTAGCAAAAGTAACAGCTCCATTACTCGCAACTGTACCAATAATAACTCCAATTTGGTTGTTTGTTTGGTCATGACCCCAAAGTACAAGTTTATTAGCATTAGCTGTATTAGGATCCCAAGATGAATATACTCCAGCCCCACCAGTAAGAGGAACAGAAAAAGTACTACCACCCCCAATCGCAGCACCCGAACTATTAACTGTAAATATTCTACAAGCATTTGGAGCTGAAATACCATAGGCTGTCATACCTTGGCCGGCAGTGTGAGGATTATATGATAATGATCCCCATGATGGTGTCGGTGATGATTGAACAACAAGCGATGATTGATTAACTACAGTAGTAGATCCACTTGTTAGAAAAAATTGTGCTAGAGTTCCTCTATAACCTTGAAAATCATCTTGAAATGCAACCGTATAACAACCAGCATGATGTGGATCAGTTGCTACAATATTTGCACCGGCTCTTTTAGAAGTATATCCAACACCCGAACCTACTGTACAAGTTGTTCCAGCACCAGATGATACTACTGAACCTCCCCATGTTGTTCCAGCAAAAGGATCACTACCAGATGCTGTCATTTCTCCAGCCATCACAAATCTTCCTTGATAACCAGCAGCAGAACTTCTAATATATTTTATACTTCCCATTCTTGTACCATAACCAGTATAAAATACCGTCGGTGTTCCAAAACTAAACATAGGTTGATTATCTATAGTCCCACCCATTGTAGCATGATTACTACAATAATAATACAATGTTCCCGCAGCAAAAGGTGCTACAAAGGTTACGGTTGCACCAGCCGTTCCCGGTGCACCAGTTCTTATGAGATCACCCGTTATCTCTACACCACCACCATGAGTTCCATCAATCGTTGTAGAAAAGGCAAGTATATGACCTACATTTGTTGCATCAGATACATCAAACGTAATTGTCTTACCATGTATCCAAGTTAAGGAAGCTTGTGATGAACCATCCAATACAAACTTACCAGCTGCAACTGTAACTGTTTCAGTTACATCAATAACAGTTCTATTTATTGTTCCTACTGCAACACTAGGGTTCTGTGTTGAACCTGGCCCTGCGTAATACATACAAATAAATTTATCATTGTTATTGGGATCCATATCAAGTTTAGCCAGACTTCCACCGAAAACAGTATTACCAAATGATGTTGCAGGAGTTGCATTTGCAGCAGTAACTGCCTGTACTGTACCATCAGTATTTAAAAGAACAGGTATACCATTTGGTAAGGTACCACTTGCTGTAAATACAGCTTTATGAGGATTAGGTGTTACTTCCCAATCTGTTCCATTATATTCCATATAATCATTAGTTGATTCATTGGTTAATGATATTTTAGCACCATTAATACTATTGTCACCAACTTGCGATGCAATACCAAGATGACATATTCTGATTGCTGCAGAAACTCCTGGTGCAGGCGTAAATGTAATTGAGGTTGTTGTTGGTAATGTATATGCTGAGGTTGGTTGTGCAACACCATCAATAAAAACTAATATTGATTCTTCATACGGTGCGGCAGTACTTAAAGTAAAAGTCGTGGTTGATCCATCACCAACAAAAAGATTTTCTACAAATAAAGAAGAACTAGAACCACCACCAGCAATTGTTGTAAATGCTATTCCACCTTGACTAGTTCTAGTTATAGCCTGTCCAGTTGACCCATCATTAAGATTCAATTGTGCTATACCAATTGAATTAAGGTCCATATGAGCAGCAGTAATGGTTGTAGCTGCAATTTTAGTTCCAGTTACTGCACCAGCTATAATTTTTTCCGTGGTAATTGTATCATTATTAATTACAGCCGCAGAAGTTGTACCAGAAAGATGACCACCCAAAGAAGGATCAGTAATAACATTACCAAACGAAAGATTACCCACACCATCCGTTTTTAATGCTTGGCCACTTAGACCATCATCTAGATTTAATTCTGTAATGCCAACCGTATCTTCACCTATTTGAGCATTGCTAACTGTTCCAGTTAAATCACCACCTACTGAAGCAGCACTTGGATCAACAGCAGAGAAAGAAAGATTACCAGAACCGTCTGTGACTAATGCGAAATTTGGCTGTCCATCTTGAACATTTAATTGTGTGATACCTACTTTATCCACAACATTAGACATATCCTCTTTTGCCATATAAAATCCACCAGCCTTAACATTATCATGGACAACTAAAGTATCCTTATCTAGATCAATAGTAATTTCACCTTCAGCTCCAATAAAGCTATTATGCTCTAATGTTGTACCTCTTCGTCTTTTTACAATTTTAGCCATTTAATTGTCCTATGATATTTTTTACAATTGCTTTTAATTCAAGAATATCTTTTTTAATATTTTCTAATTCTAATTGTTCTTTTATCTTTTGATCTCTTAATAATTTATATCGTTCTAATCCATTCATATCAGTTTGTATCGCTGCCTTCCCATCTCTAATGTATGTCATATTTTATGCTAATGCAATAGCCCTCAAATTTTTAATTAATGGAACTCTCGTTGTAGTACTTGATAACATAACTATCTTAATAGCAAAGTTTTTAAAACTGTCGTATACAATATTATTTAAAGTGTAATTTGTGCTATTATTAGGAGGCTCATATTCAATTTCAAAATACTCATTAATTGAATCATCAGCAGAAATATTATTTTGATTTGTCATCTCAGTCATTTCTGTCCAAAGCTTATCATCAAACACTTCTTGGTCGAACTGTGATAAAACTTTATAATAGACTTTAATATTAGTACCTTCTCGTCTATTAGCTGTTAAATAAACTCTCAATGAAGTAGCATCAAAACCTTCTTTCAAGTTTACCCGTCTGGTCTGATATCTAGCTAATGCATCTCCACCTTCTGTATTTGTTTCATTTGTTGCAACATTATTTACAATATTTTCAACTGTAATTACACTATTTCTTGCAAGATCAATGATTGGAGAAATGTGTTCTGATCCTGATGTAAATTGAGCACCGGCCTGATAACTACCTGCCAATGTTGTAATTTTCTTTTGTCGTTCTAAATTAAGATTATCAAATTGAGCTACTGCAAAGAAAAAACTATCTAATGCACCAGTAGCAACATCCGTCATTTTAATTCCCCAATTAATATTAGTACCACTCGTAAGAAGCTCTCTTGGTACAATCTGGATAATGTTTGCTTTATATTCATTTGGAATTATCTGATTCTTAAAAAGTGCCTCAGAAAAATCTGCTACCGAGAACTTACATTTATTAAGTCTAAAAGATAAATCTTGATTTTGTTCTGCTGTCCAAGTTGATGCATTCTGTGATTTAAAAAACGAACCAACATATGGCTGTTCGGAAACTTTTCGTGTCGTTCCAATAATATTTTCACCTAACTCTGCAAGAAATACTTCATACTCTAAGCTATTTGAAAGAATAACAATAGAGTACTCACCAGGCTGTAAGTATACTAATCCTTTATCAAACAGAAAATTAGTTGTAGTTGATGCGTCCTCAGTAACAATTACATCAGCTGGTTGTTTTGCTATTTGACTAAACGGAACTACCATATTAGATGGATAACCATTATCAGTAGTTCTTATTTCTACTGTTACTGGAATATTATTAGTATCTTTGCTCTTGAAATATAAATCAAGGCTTGAAAGAAATAAACCATTTGGATATATAGTTCCATCCACAAAGAAAGTTTCCGCTAATGGATCTCTTGGTGGTGGAGGAGGAGGATTAAAAAAGTCAACTGTTGTATTAATACTAACCCTTGCCTCTCTAGTCGTCCTTCTTTCAATCGTTGGAACTCTTGTAGAAATAACTACATTCTCTCTTTGTTGCAATAAACCACTTGCTTGATAAATTACTTCACCACGTGTTCCTGCTAGTACTAAGTCACCTGCTGCATTATCAAGTAAAAGGAATTGTTTATCTCCTACTCTGAATCTTAAAGTATCAGTATTTGGAAGAGAAAAAACTAGACCGGTTATTGCTCCTGAGTCATCAGTATAGACAGGATCACCGAGATTACCACCAGACGGTGTACAATATGCTGAAATAGGTTCTCCATCAAAAAATGGATACACTTGTGTCATTGGTTTCATACCAGCTACAGTAACAGTTATATCACGTGGTCGTATAAAAGGAATAATAGATACATCGGTGACTCTATCACCAATTTCATTTCTTACCGCTTCAGTACCTGTTATTTCTGCACGTTCTATATTTCCTTGTTGAAATGCAAGTGTTTCGGTTTGTCGTCTTAGTGCTCTTCCTGCACCCGCACCACGTCTTTCATCTTCCGTAGTTCCTCTTGTTCGGGATCTAAGAGTTCTTCCTGTAGATATTGTTTCCCAACTATTGAATTGACTTTCAAAACCAAAACCAACCATTTGTTCCCATCCATCATTCTCACCATTTAAATTAATAACGACTTCTGGTCGAGTATCAGTAGCAACCCAATTATCATTTGGTGGTGACAACTCAACAATACCAATCCACGCAACTACAGCAAATGGATTAACATTAATAAATTTACTTGCTAATGGTTGGTCAATATATGTTTCTGAGGTATAAGGCATCGAAATCAAATCACCTGTACGGGTAATTGATGTTGAATTTGCAGAATCAAAATCAATGTCAGTTAAGTTTTGTGTAAATGGTGGTCGAAGAAATCTTTCCTGAAAATCAATAGAACATTTATAATCAGGACTAAAAACATCACCAACAGCATGACCACTAAACTCATCAACCATTATTCCATTCTTAAATCTATCTAATCCATTAGCATCTTTAATAACTAATGATTCTGTTTCTCTTTCTAGTAAAGATAGAGAAGTATAATATTCAACATTACTTAATCGTTTTTCAAGTTTACTAATATCACGCATAGTATATCGTTTATTTTCGATATACTCTACATGAACATCACTTGGTTTAAAAGTATAAGCAGGGATTCTTAAAAAATATAAATCCATCGTTCCATCTAAACGTGGTGGTGCTGCTGCTCGTAACGAAGGAACACCTTCATTGTTACCAAACACATCCTCAGCAAGAGTTTCTCTTGCCGTTGTTCCAAGCCTACTTAAATATATTGTATCAGTTCTTGGTAAGTAATAACTATAATCAGCTGACCAATTGGTATTTGGAACAGGTAATTCTATATTTTCTATTGTAGTCGTTCCATTAGCACGTCTTGGTCTAAAATCTACACAATCTCTTAATGGAAATGCATCACCAGTGATGGGACTAGTAAATGTACCTATATCACCATAACCAATAGCAGCAGTATATGAATCAACTGATAAGTATCCATTACCAGAGTGTGAAAAATAATCAAAGATAACTTCAATCTTCCCAGTAGGAGCAACTTGACCAGTCTTTAATTTTATTCTACCATGATCGTAAAAATTATCTCGTTGTCCATCATCTAATTCATACTTTGATGTTACATTAGAGCTACCAGCTATAACAAGACTTATAGTTTTAGTAAATCCACTTAATGATCCTGTAACAACTTCACTTACAACAAAAGATCCAGATAAAGGAATATACTGAAGTGAACTTGCACCACCAACACTCGTAACAATCTTTCCTGTGGCATTTGAAATAGAACCCGTAATCGTTTCACCTATTGTTAATGCATTGGCATCAGGACTTTCTAAATTGAGCGAAGGAATTATTGGTTCAGAACCAAGATCACCAGAATCATATACCGCATGAAGTTTATAGATATCAGATATGTCTAAAGAATCATAAGAAGAATTAGTAGTGTTTGGTGTAGTAATAATTTTAGTTGTTGCATTAACTAAAGTTTTAACCTTCTCCTGTTTACTATCTAAATTAACAGTTGCTATAATATCAGCTGTAAAATTACTAGCTGTTCCTTCAACAAATGTTATACTAGTATTACCAGGTGCATTAACTGTTGCTGTTTGATTCGCACCAGTCATAGTTAAAACTTGTCCAACTGTATATGCTGAAGTTCCAACTGTCTTAACTGTTATAAGATATCCTTCTGATTTATTTGTATCACTTAAAACACCTGTTCCAAAAAATGTTTCAGTACTACCTGTAGTTGATATGGTTGACTGACCAGATGCAAAAACAGCATTTTCATATACCCTTCTTGTTTTAAAACTTGTATCAATAACACCAGCATCATCACGAACCGTTTTAATAACATCCTGTGACAATTTAAATACTAATGAATTGTCCGTTGATTCAAATATTCTTGTAGAACCAGAACCCGTTCCACCAACTCGTCCAGTATTATCAATATCACAAGAAGACCTTTCAACAACTGGTGTAGTTGTTGCATTAACCGGAATAAAAAATGAATCAACAGCAGAAAATCCTGAAGATGTAATTACAATATCATAAATATATAACTTATAAACTCCTGTACTAACATAATCAATACCTCTAACTTTTGCTGTACCAACTTTTGTATTTGCATATGTAGTGTCATCAGTCAAAACAATAGCTGAAGAAGCTACACTATGTAAATCAATTTCTTGATGTGTGGATAAATTAAATAATCCTTTCAAACTTGTAATGATAGCATAATTACCATATTGCATTAGTCTATCAAAATTACTTACATTTGTATATGTCTGTGCTTTATTAACTATAATATCAGTACCAGTAAAAGTTTCATATTCTTTTCCTTCAATGAAAGCTTTACCTGGATCAACACGAACTACAAATTTTGTAGCATCAGTTTTATGTTCTTTCGATTGAATATTAAAAGAACGTACGGTATAGTTTCCTGACTCATCATACGTCCTTCTAGCCAAAGTATTATCGACTTCTGAATAAAGTGGTTTTCTAAAATCTTGTTCAATCAAACCATTATTAACTCGTAAGACTTCAAAAAAGTCTATATCATCTACACTCGTAAATGACTTTTTAACTAAATTTAAAGCAATCTTCAAACGATCCGAACCAGGTGCAGAAAAATTATATGCTCCTTGTGCATTATCTAATAAAGTAGAATCATCACCAGAGTCAACAATTGTTTCAGCAACCGTGAGTCCTATTTTCTGTGTTGGTCTATCAGAATATTTTTCTAGAATAAGCGTCTGAGAACCAACACGAACAAAGCTACCATTAACAAAAAATACACCATCGGCTATAGAAACTGAAGAACCTCTTCCTACTGATGCAGTTGAGTATGCCATTGCAGAAGATCCTAAGTCATCAGTCGAAATACGTTCACCATTTACAAATGAAGCAGCAGTATTTAAGGTTGCTGTTGCTTCACAACCATCACCAGCACCACCAGTAAATGATAAAACTGGAGCAGAAGTATATCCTGATCCTTTACTGGTCACATTAATTCCATAAACTTGTCCTTGTGCATTAACTAACGCTACAGCTGCAGCACCTTGTCCCCCACCACCAGAAATAGCAATTGTTGGGGCTGATGTATAACCAATACCCGGTCCAGTTACAGCAACACCTTGTACTTGTGTAGTAACCGATTCACCGGAAATATATTTAACAAAAAGAGTATCAGGGTCTCCTGTAGTAATATCAGCTGCAGTTGCATTTAAAATAATAGCACGGCAACCTGATCCTGTACCAATTACCGTTTTCCCAACAAAATTTCCAACAGTAATATTAACACTATTATAAGTAGGTTGAAGTTTTACATATTCATATTCTAAATTAAGTGTAACATCAGCACCCGTAACCTTAGAACCATTTTGAAAAATATGATTCCCAAATCGTTTGATTTGATTTCTTAAAATAGTTTGTTCTTGCGTAAGTTCGCGAGCCTGCACAGGAAATCCTGCTTTATAGAGAACTTGATGAAAATCTTTATCTTCATCATAATCATCAAAGTAAGGACTCTGATTTAAATTTATATTGAAATTTGACATTAAAATTTCCTTTTATTAAAATTCACAAACGATTTTGATATCTTCTGTTGAATCTGTTGCTCTGTTAATAGGACCCCTAAACTCTGAATAAATAATTCTTCCCGTATCAGTTTTTAAATCTGATTTTTGATAAACATTACCAGTTGCCATTGTTCCGTTGTCTAATTTAGGATCAATCATTATTTGTACTTTTCTAAAATCATCACCTACAGGAAAGGAACCACTCTCAACACCAACTAAACGGCTATTCAACATTACAAACGCTCCTCCCAATTCTGAAACAGCATCACTCCCGTGCCCCTGTGGCGGACTTATCATTGCTTTTAATGTTGCAACTGTTCCACCACTTACTGGTGCACCACTAGTTACTGTTGCAACAGCAGAACGATAATTTGTTCCCTCGGTAAGCATATCTACACCTTCAATAACACCAGTAGAGGTATTAATTCTTGTAACATGAGCAATAGCATCATTACTATCTACTGATGCTAATGTAATAGCAGGCATAATAGCATATTGGTCAGTAGTAGCAGGATTAGTAGTCCAGTTTGGAGTAATGGTTGCTTCTTCTAAGTTTCCATTATAATCAGTTATTGTTCTTAGTTGATTAATCCCTACACCTGATTTAATAAAGATAGTCATACCATTATAATAATCATCAGTCTGGTGAGTAGTCTCCCAAGCTTGTCCAGTACCGGATGCTAACTGGATCGTGTTTATAGTTGACGAAGATGTAGCACCAGAATGAGTTTTATATAAAGTTCCACCACTTACAACATTAATATGTTCTATTGATCCATCTATTGCTGCAGCTTCTACTGCAGCCTGATCTGGATTAGTAGCTACTGCAGCTGGAGCCCGAACTGGAATCCAATCAGTCGTTACAAATTTAACAACATCTGCTTGCTGAACCTCATACATAAATTTCCATTTATAATGATCCGCTGTTGGAAAAACAGCAACACTTGTAGTAGATGGTTCAACAGTTGAAACAGATCCTCCATTGTTACTAATACACTTGTATACTTTAAACGTGGAACTCATTACAAAGAAATCTGTTAATGTTCCAGTTTCTGACGGTTGACCATTACCATCTAATTTCACTCCATCTATCATATCATCTTGATAATGATCGTATTCAGCATATACCGTATTAGTTGTCCAATTGACTCTTTTAATTACATGAGCAACATCTGCAGAACTAACCTTTTTAATTGCAATCAAATCATCATGGTTTGCATAATATGCAGTTGTCGTATCAATAGGAATCGGAACCGTAGCATCATTCGGAGAAGTTTCTATATATTCTCCAGTGCTAGCTCCAGCCCACGGATCATTCTTACCAATGGACAAATATACATTATTGTTACTGAAACTGCCGATAAAATTATCAGCATTGTATTTTCTGAAACTGTTATTGATTATAGCAGACATTTTATATCCTCATCTTTTTATTTCTAATATTTATAATACTTTTTGCATTGATTGCTTTTTTTATGGTGGATTACCACCAGGTTGATACCACTGTAATGTTACTGGTCCAGCTAATGGTGGCAATACTTGTTTAGTCAAGTCTCCATATACATTTGTAAGAAACCCTGAATTAGTAGTTTCACCATAAGTTATATCAGGAGTTACAATATGATCCCATTGTGTAATTATTGCATTTGTCAAATTTCGTTGCTTTAGACCACCCTTATCCCGCCAATCAAATGTTAGTTGGTTTAAGAAAGGTTTTATAGAAGTTCCAGATTCTGTTCCTCCTGACTGACCATTACTAGCAATTGTAATGGTTGGCGCAGACGTATATCCCGAACCACCACTTATAAGATTTATAGCAGTTACAGCACCAGCAACAACTGTCACCGTTGCTTCTGCATCAGAACCACCTGTTCCAGTATTATCAAACAAAACATTTGGTGTACCTATGCTTAGTCCTGCATGATTAACATATCCTGTCCCACCTACTAAATTTGAAAAACTAGTTATAGCGCCTGCTACAGGAGCATCTACATCTGCTGTAGCACCATGACCAATAACACCCTGAGAATATCCACCCTGTGTTCTGAATTTCCAATAATCTAATTTCCTTCTTAATGGCCCCAATCTTAACTGAGTATAAAGCACCGTTTCATCAACAAGGTTACCCCAATCATCCGGATCACCAACACCTGCTTCTGTTAAAGGTCCATACTCACCAAACCTAGTTCCCCCTACTGTTAAATATAAATAGTCATCTAAACCTGCTAATGTTCTAAGATGCTGTATTCCTAAAATTTTAGCATAAATTTGACAATGTGTTGCTGCTACCCAAAACGTAGCTGTCGTAACTAAACCCCAATCATCTGTAGATGTAGTAACGGCTAAAACTGAGTAGTAGTCCTCGTTTGGATTTGGTTCATCAACTTCACCTCCGATAGGAAGCGTTGAAAGATAGTCCTCACCAGCCGCAAAAATATATGTTATATCACCTTCACACGAATCAACCGGTATCTGAACAATAACAGGTGGTACAATTGATCCTTCGTGAAAAATAATTTTGTATTGTTTTTTCGGTGCATAATCAAACGTGTATGAATTTAATGTAGTACTAACTATATTATATAATTGTACATTACCAAATAATGCCATACCAGCAGGATGAACTGTTCGTTTTACAATATCTCTCCAGTTGTTAATTGATTCTTTAGAAGTAATAACATAAGAAAATAATTGATAATAATAACTATCTTGAATGTAATTACCTGCTGAAAGAAAACCATCATCACCAGACCATCCAACATTATGTTCATCTTCATATCCTGAAACAATTCCATAACCCGTTGCTGTTCCGTCACCTAAAGCAGACAAATTAAAAGTTGGATTACTTAGATAACCAAAACCAGGTTCTATAATTTTTAATGTCTTAACACCACCAACATTATGACCTGTGTAGTTAAGTACAAGCCCGTTACCCGATCCACCCCCAACAACCGGTAAACCAGAATATCCTCTGCCTTCATTTTCTATTTCTACTTTTGTAACAGCACCAGCAAGACTAATTTCTTTTACAATAAAACTAGCAGTTCTTGTATCAACCTCCTTAACACCACTATTATCTACAGTCAACTTATCTCCAACAACATATCCACTACCACCATCGATAACAGTAACAGTTTTAATAGAGCCAGTAGTTAATGAATCAACTAGAAGTGTCGCATCAGAACCACCTATTCCTCCTGCAGGTCGAATAACATTTCCGATACTATAATTATTACCAGGTTTTGTTATCTTATAACCCGTAACCATAGCACGAAGCGTGAATGTATGAGGACCGGTAGTTATTTGATCACCAGTTAAAAACGTACCCCTCACACCTGAAAGATAAATGGTTGATACCTCTGAAGGGCCAACTTTTTCTGTTAATACTAATTCAACTATAGCCTGTGCAGCTGAATTAGAACCAGTTATTTTTTTTCCTGTCAAACCAAAAACTGCATTAGTCCCTGATGTATCTATCACTCTAAGAATTTTATTCTTAGTATACTTGCCATCCGATACACGAAGCATATCTTTAGAAGGATAATAAAAATCTATTTCTTCTTTATGTAGTAGTCGAAATAAAAATTCAAAAGATTTTTCACTGCCCTTTGAAAGATAAAAATCACGAAGATGTTTTAATACGAATGGTTTATTAGCATTAGCAAACACCGCCTCTGGAATATCTTTACCAAATGCCTGTTTAAAATAATCTAAAAATTCAGTCGTTGTTTGATCGAGGTTATTATATTTCTGCAAATTACCAAGAATTTCAATTGGCTTTCCCTGTTGTTCCATGTACTCATAATAAGCCTCTAAAAAAGCCACAAACGTAGGATGATCTTGTTTAACAAAATCTGGTAACTGTCCTTCTACTTTTACACTTACGCGTTCATGTAGTATAGGATGTATTGGAGAATTTGGAGATACTAATGCCATATTAGATTGCTTCCGCTACCATGTTAATAACAATTGCTTCTGCATCGTTAACATCATAAGTTAATATTTGTTCTCGTAACGGTTGAACATCAGATGTAGTCACTTGAGGATGTACACTTAATTTAATATAAGCATCACCAGAAGTAATTGCATACGGTGCAAAATTAACTAATTTAATTTGTCCTGTAGTATAATTTATTGTTCCTTGGTTTGTTGTTCCATCGGGTAAAATCATTTGTTCTAGAAGTTGACTAGCTTCTTCATGATCTGCGGTATAATGATACTTACCAGTATGGAGAGTTGCAGTATCATCTACTTTGTGAACGTGTCCTGTACTGTAATCATTGACCCAATCACTACCATCATAAATTCCAGTAGCCAATTTAACCACTTTTACATTACCCAAAGTATCATCTACAAGTTGCCAAGTATTTCCATCTGACGCCGTAAACTGTGTGCTCTTAAAACATCCTTGTAAAATTGGATTGTTAAAATTTATAGTATAAGTTGCAGGCACACCTAATGTTGCAGGATAGATTCTTTGAGCATATCTTACCATCATCTTAGTATTTCTAATTGAACTATTTGTATTATCAATATCCTTTAAAAGAGCAGAGTACCTAAATTTAGAATCAAATTTTTCTAAATTTAGTTGAAGATAAGTTTGAATGGATGTATTGATATTTGTTTTCAACGTAACTTCATCAGTTAGATTGGTAACAGGGTCATAGTTAACCGTAGCGTCTAATTGTAAATAAAAGAATGTTGGATCAATAAGTTCTGGTATAACAGTAACCACATTTGTTCGTTTGAGAATATTGGTTATAATATCTGCTTTTGCAGTATCACTAAAGACCGCATTCCCAGCTGGTTTTATAGCAATAAAAACTTTTCCGTATTGAACAGGATCAGCATCTTCTCCGCCATATGTAGTGATAGATTCTATGTCTGGTCGTTGCTCTAAAAGGATTGCTTTATAATCATCCCGAGTACATGCACGTTTTTGTGCTTGATATAATTTAGGAGTAATAAATTTTAATGACTCAATCGATTGAATCTCTGCACCACCAGCTGCAGCTGTATGAGTTGTTAAAATATAATTGGCTGGATTCAAACCAGCAACAGTACTGAATGCAGTAAATAAGCTTGCCTTGTTTGTTGCAGAACCACTACTAACCATATACTCAATATAAATAATATTCCCATGAGATAATTGTTTACCAACAGCACCATCACCGAACGTAAGTTCATATTGCCTATTTTCTATTTCATGGATAAAATAAACCTTATCTGTTCCTTTAATAGTTGTTACATCTAATGCCTCGCCATTCTTATAAGTATCAGTATGCGTGTTTGAATCAGAAGTTTGAACATTAACTATTATTGTGCTTGTGTCTACACCTGCATTTGGAATAGTAAACCGTTGTGTATTATTACTAGACTCGACCATATATTGCCTACTAAGAAGTTTTCCTTCTTTAACCTCAACACCAGAAGCAGTATAAGTATCAGACGTTGATCTTAAAACTGAGGTTGTTTTAGTAGTTAAGAATTTATAATTTATACCATTAAGTTTAGTTGTAAACTTTGTATTCTTTGCAATCGTTAAAGAAGGTGGTGATCCAGTTGGTGTAAAAGTAAAATTTAATTTAGCTGTCGGAGAGGTAACAGATGTTGGTGTTACACCTAAATGTTTGGCATGTGAGATAACTGATTCTCTTAAAGCAGCACTTTCCATAAACATCTCATTACCAAGCATATTAGCATAGTAGCCCATATAATGTGTATTATAGGCCAACAGATCAATCAACACGCTCATACCAGAACCTTCAAAATCATAATCTTGAAACTTATCTTGTGATGAAAGATACGTTTTCAAATTTGTTTTAATATCATCAAATTCTAAATCTGTTATTCTTATTTTTTTCGATGATGCCATTTATCTTAACCTCTCAAGAAATAATTCGATTGTTACTGGTTCGGGAAAATTTATAGGTGCAAATTCTATAGATACATAATATCCATTTCTGTCAATATCACCAAGAGCCTTAATATCATATAAGTCTACTCTGGGTTCAAAATTATTAATTACTTGCCGAATCTCGGACTGTAAAATAATAGCACTAGTAGGAGATATTAACTCAAATAATATATCTCTAACACCACTTCCAATTTCTGGATGAAATGGTCTTTCATGGGGGTTGGTCATTATAAGATTTCTTACTGACCTTTTAATAGACTCAACATCCCGCTTCAATACAATATCCTTAGAAACAGGATGAGCTATAAAATCCAAATTAAGATCAGACCAACTTCTTACATTTGTTGAAAGTGGTTTTGTATAAACAGCCATTTGTTAAAGTTTCTTTTCTGCTTGTTTTAAAACATAATCGGGTCGTTTGTCAATAAACTTCTTTTCTTTAGTTCCATTTTTCATTGTCAATTCAAACCCCTTACTGGTTAGAATAAACTCATATATCTCCCAGCCTTTTTTCTTCATATCCAGGATAGGTTTCTCATCTTCTTTTTGCAACATACCAACTTTAACTGCGGCTTTAAAACTGAAACCGGGTTTATATGCTTCATTCATAGCAATACCATGACGAATCCACCCTTCAACTTTTACCCATTGCATAGCTTTCCCTTTAGTACCCTTTTGAGCATCCTTAAAATCTTTCTTCTTTCTTC